AAAGAGTTACACATTGCTGTGGTAATTGCCATAGTTTATTCCTTATATAACATAAGCAGGGACTGAGAGTTTTAACTCCCAGCCCCATACTCAGTTAGCTTACGCTAGAGTGTCACGATCAACTTCGTCCGCGCCAACGACACCGATGTCAGAAACATCCATAATCAATGCCCACACACGAATCTTACCCGTAGTCAGGGCCGTACCTGACTGCGTAATAAGCTTAACGTCAATGGTGTCGTCTGCAACACACACAAGAGGCTGGAACGCAGCAGCGTTCTGAGCATATGTGCCAGCAGCAGTACCACTGTCGCCGTCAAAACCGTCAACAAAGCAATCAACATCAACGCCTGTACCCAGATCAAAAGTCATAGTTCCTGCCGAAGAAGCAACTACAACCTCAACACCTGCGTTCATAATAACAGAACCAGCAGGAACTGAAATTACAGGAATGACATCGTTGGCAGCAAGTGCGCTACCTTTATCAGAAAGTGCTACAGCATAATCAAGTTCATGCTGTACCATATAAATGCCGCGACCACGAGCGTCGTTGCCACGAGCAGCTAGAAGAGTGTTATCGCCTAGAGCCATAATATATCCCCCTTATACCAAGTTAATCTTGGCTGTAACGATTGCTTCAGGACGAAGAATCTTACGACCATAGAGATGTAGACCACGAACAATATCACCAAAGCTATCTGGATCACGATAGGATTCAGTTTTATCAATCTGTTCTGCCGTAGCGACAGAAGAAGAGTGGCCTGCCACAATCAAACCATAGTTACTAGCATTAGTACCACCAGTCGTGGAGGCACCCGTACCAATAGAAGGCAGGTTGTTTGAGACGTACACTTTAAAACCGTGAAGGTTATTAAGTACAAGACCGTTAGTCAGCCCCGAACCACCAAAGTCAGAGTTAAACAGGCGAGAATCTTCGTCCTGCAAAATTTCCTGAACAATGGGATCAATAACAACCCAACGACCATTAGTGTCAACGCTCTGCTGATTCAGCTTACGTGCCATACGGGCAATAATCTGAAGTGCATAAGCGTTACCGCTACCAAGAACAGCACCATCATCGCCGGAGCGCGCACGGATACCAATAGAGCTACCCGAAGAACCGCCGAAATCATCTGCTTCCAGTTTCATGGAAGACAGAAGTTCATCCGTACCGGCAGTAGAAACAGCAACCGTACCATTAACAGTAGCGTTTACCGTGTCAGCAACCGAGTGCAAAGCAGACTGCTTATACCCACACATATAACCAAGCACGTCTTGGTCATACTGATCAGCAAGCCGGAAAGCCGCACGATCCGATGCAAGGTTTGCAAAGTTAACGTGAGAGTGAGCCTCTTCAATATCGTCTACCTTAAAAGCAAAGTAGTTAGACTTATCAATCGTAAGAGAAAAGTCTTCGTCGTCAAGGTCTTGCGGCTGGATTACCGTACCGCGAGTGTACCCTTTAACAGAAATTTCAGGTTCTTTAATGATGCGAACAGAGTCGCCCATGTTAGAAATTTCACCGAAGTAGTCAGAGTTAGTAATTTGGTCACAGACCGCAGCCTTACGAAACGCAAGCTGCACCTGCTTAGAATAAATTACGGGGCTAAAATTACCATTAGGTAGATTTCCGTTGCCCGCTGCTGATGCGAATGCCATAACATTGCTCCTTTTTTCAGCGTTCAGATGCTAACTTACAATTTTCTGTAGAGGCTAATAGGAAATAGGTGCATTAATAAAAACATTTGGCCTAACGTTTTCTTAACGGGCTATACCTTTTAGGTAATTCTATTGATAAATTGTAGCCGCTATTAGTAAATAAAGATAATAAAACAGTAGGTAGGCTATTGCGGCTACTGTTATATTATTAGTTATAGTAAGTTTTTTCTATTTGTCAACACTACTTATCGTGCTGAACCAGAAATATCGTAAATAAATGTACCCTTATTCATGGCTTCCATAATAGCCTCTTGGTTTTTAGCGTACTGATCCATGCTCATTTTTTGTACTGCTGACTCAAGAATGACGCCTTCGCTATCATCGTTAGTTGGGCGGGTACGAGTTTTCTTGCTAGAAATCATTTCGGCTGCCTCACCATTGCTTCGTTTCTTTTTAGGTCCGATATCAAAATCAGATTTATAAAGATCAATAGCTCGCGCTGCTGCCTTAGCATCGTTGTCATTATCATACAAAGCCTGCTGTACCCACTTAGGTTGCTCATCTGCCCATGTATGAAACTGATCGTCGTCTCGAATATCTTCAAAGTCTGGGTGAATTTGCAACAAAAGAGTTTCAGCTTTTTGCCGTTCAGCATCGTCTTGCATTTTATTAATCTTTGTAACACGATCTTCAAGGTCTTCTGATTGCTCTCGTGCTTTTTTAGTTGCAATAGTTTCCACAATAGCAGCTACATCTGGATACTCAGACATCCACTTTTCAAGCTCTTCGTCTGTCTTTGGTAGAACAATAGGTTTTTTACTAGTTTCTTTTAGCTGTTCTTTTAGTTCGTCAATTTGTTTTTGGTGAGCTTCTTGTACCTTCTGTGTATGCCGCCGCAAATCACCATATCGCTTTTTAAAAGTTTTTTCTTCTGCTCCAACAGGCTCTGGTTCTGATTCTTCTGTTTCTTCTACACCTTCACCTCGTTGCTCACGGAGTAGTACTTCAAGTTCTTCTTCATCTTCTTTATCACGATCCGCCTTTGAATAAGGCTTAGACATAAAAGGCTTACGTTCCGTCTGATTACTTACAACCATTTCTTCTGACATGTATATTCTCTCTGTGTGGGGCCACCGTAGCCTGCTATGCAGGGGGATGAGTAGCCAGCAAATTAGTCTGTTTAAGTGCGACTATCACTATTTAATCTTTATCGCCGTCCTCGTTATCCATTCCTCCATAGTCGTCAGAATTACCTCCATATTCTCCACCTGCTCCTGTATCGTCTCCGCTGCCCGGAGAAGAGGCACTAGCACCTACAGCACCACCGAAAGTCTGAAGTCCTTCTGCTGCCGCAGCACTTTGCGGACCACCTCCCATCTGATTTCCAATAGCAGGATCATTCATCATGTCCTGCACCTCAGCAACTTGATTTGCAAAACTACCTTGTAAGTCAAGTCCCTTTGCAATATCAGCTGCAGAAACAGTACTAACACCTGTTGGATTACCTATAACATCAAAACCGTTTGATACATAACCGTATGTGCCTTTTGTTTGAAAACCAACACCAATGCCATTAGGATCATTGTCAAAACTTACTAAGTCTACATTAGGATTATTTGCAATATCGTTTACATCAAGACCTATTTGTTCTGCTATACCTACAATACTCATTAAATCAAGGTCGGTTTTACTAGTACGTTCAGCAACATTAACAATTGCTTTAGCTGCTAATTGATCCATCGTAGCAACTTTGTCAATATTACCTTTTAGACTGGACGGAGCGTTCATCACAGATATCTCTGGCCCTATACCAAACGGTAGCCCTACACTTCCTTTTGTAAACGCAGCTGACAGCGCACCACCTATCGTACCTACTATTCCGGGTACTCCCAACGGAGACCTTCCAAAAGGATTTAATGCCCCAGAGATCACTGAATTCATAAAATCTATTCCTGTTGAAGAAATCTCTGAAAAACCTTTAGCTGCCCCAATGTTAGCCTCAGTAGGCGCTGAAGCTAATTCAGACATAGAGCCTATACCCTGACCAGCAGTCGGACCCGCATCTTGATCCTCTGACTCTTCTTCTTCTTCTACTGTGGTAGGTGGTTGTACAGCAGCTTTGAGGTTTTTTGAAATGTTAGTAAAATAGTTGTCAATAAATTTTCTAGTGCTGCTTTTATTTTGGCCAAAGTCTGTGCCTGCTGGTGACAAAGCAGTTAGATAGTCCATGTTTACACTACCAATAGCGTTTATAATATCGTTTGGGTCAAAAGCCTGAGTACCTAAGCTTTGCAAAAATCCTTCTGGGTCTTTGTTTGCATTTGCTAAAGTTGTGTTTGTAGCAGGCCCAAACGTTTGGTCAAAAGGGTTAGCTTCCTGCCCCCCTTGCACAAAAGCACCTACGTTAGCTTCTAAAGCTTCTTCTTCTACATCGTCAGGTTCAACAACCTCAATGTCCTCAATCGTAAAAGGAGGACCACCTGCATTAAATAGTGTGTCGTCTGGTAATGTTTGTCCTTCATCTGTGCCAAACTGACCCATAGCCTCCATTTTCTTAAAGCCCATTTTAGCTTCATCTCTAAGTTTCATAAAAAACTCAACACCAAAATAACGAACAACATCAGCAGGAACTACCATCTCACCTTCACTAAGCATAGCAGGCTGGTCATCACGTACCTCCTTTGCTGTGCTGCCTAGTGGTACATTATTGCCTGATACGGGATCAACCTCTCCACCCTTTTCAAATTGCTTCATTTGGTTGTTCATTATTAATCCTTTTTAACTATATTTTCTAAAGCTTTTAGTTTTTTAAGAGCCTGTATGTAGCCCTGCGCTCTTTGTATACCTACACTAGAATCCGATTGT